AATAATACTGGTCATCAAGCTTTGACGGTTTCTAATGCAGGAACTATTATATTTGTTATTGCTGACGCTGCTTATACAATTACAATTCCAGATATTAGTTCAGGAGTTATTGGAACAAGATATAAATTTATTTTGAGTTCAAGAAGTTCTGCTGTTGCAGTTACGTTAAATACAAATACACCGAATAATGCTGCCTTTACTGCTATTATTGTTAATGGTGGTACTGCTGGTGGTACTGGAGGAGTTGCACAAAATACAATAACTTTTTCTAGTGCTGCAGTTGCTGGAGATTATATTGAACTTATTTCAAATGGAATTCTTTGGTTATGTAATGCTGGATGTCAAACTGCTGGTAATATCACTTGTCCTTAATAATTTTATGAATAAATACATTATTAATGCATTTATTCCCAAATATACCCAATCGGGAGCAGACTATTTCGAGCCTGCTTTTCTCAATTTGAGCTATCAATACCCTTGGGAGGGGTCTTGATAGCGTTTTTGCTCCCTGATGATAATAATCTCTATATTCATCATTCTCACGCCGAGACAAAATTAGAAAAGATTTTATTTTATAGATCTTTGTCTAAAACTGGAAATTCTTCTTCAGAAGATTCAAAATCAGACCCACTGTCATCATCATCATCATATTCATCACCTCCTTCAGTATCTTCAAATTGATCTTCTTCAACATCATCTTCATATTGTTTGGCCCATCTTTGAGAAGCAAGAATAAGACATTCTTCCATTGATAACCCAGGATATTGTTTCTTGATATCCTTTGCTACTTTATTAATAAGTTGTAAATATTCGTCTAACTCTCTTGTCATATAAATTTAACTATATTATTTTATTAGATCTCTTATGGTCGAACTCATTTTTTCATAGATTTTGTGGTGGTTGGTATCATTATGCCTTGATCTATTTGATCTAACAAATGTTTTACCACAAATTTTACAAACAACTTTATCAGTCGGCTTAGCTTTCTCTTCATCTGATTTAGATGGTCTACCTCTTGACCTAAATATGGCTTTTCCAATGGGTGTCTTTACATATTGTACTGTTTCTGGAGAACATAAGAGCAAATTTTTGTCTTCGCGTAACTCGCTTTTAGCTTTTTCAATATTCATAACGTAATAATGATATTACAGAAGGTAATTAATTATATATTGTAGACTTATAGTATAAATGTTATCATTTTCAAAGGGGCGACCAATCGCGAAAATTGTAGGAGGTGAATTCAATAATGAAATATTGTTTTTAGATTCAGGAGACAACAAATTATGTTGTGATGATTGTACTGAAAAATGTGAAAGAAGAAGAAAAAAGTGTTGCGGAGGATGTCAAAGATCAAGAAGTAAATGCTGTGGAGGTGGACCTAAATATGACGAAGAAGATGAAATTGGTCAACAAATTCATTTAAGACAAGGAAAACTGATACCGCTACCTAATTATGAAACTAGAATCCCATTTATAGCAGGTCCTTCTGGCTCTGGAAAAAGTACTTATGCAAGTCTCTTAGCAGAAAACTACTTAAGAATTAATCCTGGTAATGATTTCTATCTCTTCTCTAGAAAGGATACAGATCCAGTCCTCGATAAATTAAATCCAATTAGAATAAAGCTCGATGAATCCCTAATTGAAGATCCAATTGATATGACAACAGAATTAACTGGAGGAACGCTAATACTATTTGATGATGTCAACACACTACAAAATGATAAAATCAAGAAAGCCATTGACAAACTAATGAATGATATTATGGAGGTTGGAAGAAGTTATGATATTACAATCATGATCACAAATCATTTGGTTATCCCCAATGAGAAGAAACAAGCTAGAACAATCATGAATGAGATGCAAAGTATGACTGTATTTCCTAAAAGTGGTTCAGCTCAGCAAATCAAATATGCATTAAAAACATACTTTGGCCTTGATAAAAATCAGATAGAAAACATAATTAATCTTCCAAGTAGGTGGGTTACAATATTCAAAGGATTCCCCCAGACAGTAATGTATGAAAACGGCGCCTTTATTTTATAGTTAAATATATATGGACGATCTTATTAAAGATTATGAAGATATAGCTCTTAGTGATAATGAAGTAATGAATTTAGTTGATGGAAGAGCAAATATTATTCTTTATCCACAACTTATAAATTATACATCAATTGATCAGATGTTATCCCCATATGGCGCATGTTTCCTCCTTTTTCTATCAAAGCCAAATTATGGACATTGGTGTGTATTAATAAAAACAAATGACTCTACTATAGAATTTTTTAATCCATATGGTGGGTTTCCAGATGATTCTCTAAATTATATTCCTATTGGCTACAGAAAAGAGTCAAATCAATATAATCCAACCTTGTCACAATTAATGTATGATTCACCATACAATCTCGAATACAATGAATTCAAGTTCCAATCTATGGGCAAGAATATCAAAACCTGTGGCCGTCATTGTGCTATCCGTATCCTATTCAAATATTTAACTATTGAAAAATATGCATCACTTTTGGATAAACTAGCCGAAGTATTTGAAATGGGATATGATGAGCTTGTAACTTTTTTAACCATGTATATTAATAAATAAAATTTAGTTTGTTGATTAATATATATAATGTCACATACGATCGTTCAGGAAAATGACAATACATATTTAAATGTTGTATTCGATCATAAAGCATCTGATGGTGTTAATCCGTCTCTTGCAGTTTATAATGTAACAAAGACAGCTCCAATATTAGATAAGGCTAATGATTATTATTGTTCAGTTATTAGATTTGCTATTCCTATTCTTTCTATTCCATTGGCAGTTATTCCAATTATTCCTAATCAAGGTAATCCAAACTTAACACCATTGACTATTTCAATTATATATGGCGGTATTACATATCTTCAAAATATTATTTATGTAAGTAATCAACCATATTATCCAACACCAGTCCAAAATATACCTACTCAAGTAATTACGCCATATTATTATTTATACTCCTTCCAGAACTTTATTGATTCTATTAATACAGCATTGACAGCAGCGTTTAATGCATTTGCTATAGTTAATCCAACAGCTCCTCAAGTAACTGGAAGTCTTCCTACTCCATATTTCTATTTCGATCCAACAACCCAATTAATAAATCTCGTTGTTAGTAGTGCTTGGGCAACCACTGGAGGAACTCAAGCATTAATTGTAATAAATTCATCAGCTCTATCATTTTTATCATCATTTGATTTTTTAAGTCTTTCTGGAGACCAATTTGCATTTGTTATACAAAATAATGGAAATAATGGTTATGCCTTGTATGGAACTTCTCCAACTAATCCTCCATCATTTTTAAAATTCACTCAAGAATATGATTCTATGAGTAACTGGATATCCTTAAGAAAGATCATTTTATCAACTAATGCAATGCCAGTCATAAGTGAAGCAGTACCAGCTTATAGTGCAACTGGTGAACAAACTGGTGTTTACAACTCTTTCCCAATTCTCACCGACTTCATACCAGAAATAAACTCAGCAGCTGATTCTAGAGGTATTGCATATTACACTCCAACATCTCAATACAGATTGATTGATTTAACAAATAATCAACCATTATCAAAAATCGATCTCAAAATATATTGGGAAGACAAGCTTGGAAACTTGTATGATCTGTATATTCCCCAATATCAACAAGCGACTGTCAAAATTGCTTTTGTAAGAAAGTCACTGTATAAACAAAGTCCATTGTTATATAAATAAAATAATATATCACTAAATGATATTAAATGTCATTATCTTTCGAAAGGTTACAAGTCGTAGAAGTTAGAGATCCTATCACTATCGTTCAAAATAAAAGAGTGTATGCCTCTTTAAGATCTGGTTCTCAAGTATCATGGAAACAATATACAACTTCATCTATCTCAAATTCTTCAATTCAATTTTCTGCCGTAAACCCACCAGCAGCCCAAATTTTTGTAGACAGAAAACAGTACCTAGGTCTACCAATTAGATTGACATTTGTAGGAACGGCACCAGCAGGACAAGTTCTTTTAAATCCAGGACAAGATGCCCCAAGAGCATTTCCTATAAGTTCTTCAATTGATACGATTAACATAACCATCAACAACCAAAGTGTATCCATTAATATGGCTGATATTATCCAAGCTATGCTTCATTATAATACTGATTCTGAATTATCCATGATTGATTATTCAATGACTCCATCTATGTTAGATCAATCTCAAGCTTATTCTCAATTATACGGATCTACTAGAAATCCATTAGGTTTCTATGGAGATTCTGGAGATAAATCTATCTGTGGTAGAGGTTCTTTCCCATTTACCATAGTAAGCAACACAAATACATCTGCTGTTATTGATATGTACTGTGTAGAACCAATTTTCCTTTCACCATTTTATTTTGGTAAGGGTAATCATTCTGGTTTCTTCAATGTTTCAACTATGGATTTTAACATTACTTTCCTTAATAATACTGGTAATAGAATGTGGTCTCATGATGCCGTGTCATTGGGTGTTCAAACAACCATTAATTCAGTCCAAGCATCTTTCAATAACTTTAGTCCAGCTTTCTCATATCCTCAAAATCAACCCATTCTCCTATTTAAATATATAACACCAAATGAGACACAGGTAATACCAGCAAATATTCCCCTCTCATATTCGCTCTTAAATACAGAGCGTTACCCGACAGATTACTCCAATTCAGTAGCAGCTGGCCAACAAGTGACAATTAATTCAAATAATATTCAATTATCAACAATTCCAAATTCACTCATGGTTTATGTTCGTGAAAGAAATCAAGATCTCTATAACACATGTAATAATCCAGATACTTATTTTTCAATCAATAACATTAATTTGCAATTCATGAATCA